GGACTCTTAAAGAGGATGCACCTACAATGTCTATGGGTGCTGGCGGTATCGCTGGTTCTGTAGAATCTTCCAATTATGATCCAAACTTCACTCCTCCTGTAAGAAAGAAGAAAAAGAAATATATCTATCAGAAAGGAATGCGAAAATGGTGGATGCAAAATGGATGATGCTGCTGCTGGCGTAAATGCTGCCATTCTAGAAAGATTAGAAAGAGTGGTAGAATCTTTGCAGGATAACTCCGTAAAGATGGGTCAACTTCTAGCAGTCCATAATGAGAAATTAGATAAGCAAGATAGAATCGACGCTGTACTGTTTGAGAAGGTAGATAGTGTACACCGTGAGGTGAATCGTAAGGCAGAGGAAATAAAGAAAGGTTGTGAGAGAGATATTAGATTAATTGATGATCGTCTTCGTCTTATGGAAAAGAAGATGTGGACTATTGCTGGTGCTCTAACTGTAATCTCATTTATAGTCAGTGTGCCAGGACAAAAAGTTATGGGAAGTTTCTTGACGCCAGAAGTACCTCAGGTTATAATAGAAAGATAGCAGTGATCTTGTGTAATGGATCTGATTGATTCCAAGTATGTTGGATTGATTTCGTCACGCCTACAAAAATTCAAGAAGGTCAAACCAGACCTATACAACTTCCGTTGTCCTATCTGTGGAGACTCGCAGAAGAACAAGAACAAGTGTCGTGGGTATATGTATGTTATGAAGAATAACACTAACTTTAAGTGCCATAATTGTGGTGCTAGTTTGTCGTTGAATAATTTTATCAAGTTTCTTGATACTACTCTTCATAAGCAGTATACGCTTGAGAAGTTTAAGGAAGGACATACTGGTAGAAATTTTGTTGTTGAAGAACCAATATTTACTTTTAAGAAACCAGTTTTTGGAGAAAAGATGGACCTACCAAAGGCATCTCAGAATCCTGATGCTAGAGAATATCTTGAAAAACGTAAACTAAATCCTGATAAGTTTTACTTCACATACACATTCAAGAAGTGGACAAATACAAAAAAGAAAACGTTTGATTCTACATATAGAGATGAACCAAGAATTATCATACCAATGTATGATACAAGTAAAAATTTGATAGGATTTCAAGGAAGAAGTCTAACTCCTAATTCTGTTAAATATATCACTGTGATGTTGAGTGATGATTCTCCAAAACTATATGGACTTGAAACCATTGATGAAGAAAAACCAATCTACATCGTTGAAGGACCCTTCGACTCCACGTTCGTGGAAAACGCTATTGCTATGTGTGGGTCCGATGTTGATATTCGGTCGTTTAATTGGAGCGATTATATTTGGGTTCTTGATAATGAACCTAGGAATAGAGAAATCGTCAACAGAATTTCCAAACTCATCGATAGAGGAGAGAAGGTGATCATCTGGCCAAACAATATCATTGAAAAAGATATCAACGATATGGTTCTTTCTGGACATAACGTTATGTGTGTGTTAGAATCAAATACATATCAAGGACTAGAAGCAAAAATTAAATTCAACAATTGGAAGAAAGTATGAGCAACGGGACAAAAGTTACTAAGAGAGATGGTAAAACAGAATTTCTTGATCTAAATAAACTACACGTAATGGTGGAAGAGGCATGTATCGACCTTGCAGGAGTCTCTGCAAGTCAGGTTGAGATGCAATCTGGCATTCAGTTTTATGATGGTATTACGACAGCAGAGATTCAAGAAATTTTGATTCGTTCTGCTTCGGATTTGATTGATTTGGATCATCCCAATTACCAATTCGTTGCCGCACGTCTACTGTTGTTTGCCCTTCGTAAGCAACTGTTTGGTAGAATGCATGAAAGTCCTACTGTGAAAGTTCACATAAAGCGTTGTGTAGAGCGTGGCGTATATGATTCGGAGATTCTGGATCTGTATACTAGTGAAGAGTTTGAAAAACTTGAGTCATATATCGATCATAGTCGCGATATGATTTTCACCTATGCCGGTTTACGTCAAGTTGTTGACAAGTATCTTGTTCAGGATAGAAGCACTGGATCTCTTTATGAGACACCTCAGTTTATGTACTTGATGATCGCTGCGACGATCTTCTCCAAGTATCCAAAAGAATCACGTCTCAAATACGTAAAAGAGTACTATGACGCAATCTCCAGGCACAAAATCAACATCCCAACTCCCATTATGGCAGGAGTGCGAACACCACTTAGACAATTTGCTTCTTGTGTCCTTGTTGATGCTGATGACACCCTCGATAGTATCTTTACTAGTGATATGGCTATCGGCAGATATGTTGCACAGAGGGCGGGAATCGGCATCAACGCAGGCAGAATTCGTGGAATCAACGCTAAGATCAGGGGCGGCGAAGTTCAACACACAGGTGTTATTCCTTTTCTTAAAAAGTTTGAATCAACTATCCGCTGCTGTACACAAAATGGAATACGAGGTGGCTCAGCGACTGTCCACTTCCCAATCTGGCACCAGGAAATCCTAGTTCTTAAGAACAACAAAGGTACAGAAGACAATCGAGTGAGGAAACTTGACTACTCAATCCAAATTTCAAAACTTTTCTACGAACGTTTCATTGCGAATGGAGAGATTAGCCTCTTCTCACCGCATGACGTACCAGGTCTCTATGATGCTTTTGGTACTGATGCATTTGACGCTTGCTATGTGGACTATGAATCAGATCAGTCTATTCCAAGAAAGACTATCGGGGCACAGGAATTAATTCTGGATCTTCTAAAAGAGAGAGCAGAGACAGGTCGTATTTACATTATGAATATCGATCACTGTAACTCACACTCATCTTTCTTGGATAAAATTGAGATGAGTAACTTGTGTCAGGAGATTACTCTGCCTACCAAACCTCTTCAGCATATCGATGGTGAAGGTGAAATTGCTCTATGCATCCTCTCTGCTATCAATATTGGTAAGATCCATAAGAATGAGGATCTTGAGTCTCTTTGTGATTTGTCTGTCAGAGCACTTGATGAACTGATTGACTTCCAAGGATATCCTGTCAAAGCAGCAGAGATTGCTACGAAGAGTCGCAGGTCTCTTGGAATCGGTTATATTGGTCTTGCACATTACCTTGCCAAGCAAGGATACTCCTATGATGATTCAGATGCCTGGAAGGCGGTTCACGACCTCACAGAAGCGTTCCAATACTATCTCATTCAAGCGACTGTAAATCTTGCAAAAGAGAAAGGTGCCTGTTCGTATAGTAACCGAACGAAATATGGAAATGGAATTCTTCCGATTGATACATATAAGAATGACGTGGACGAAATTGTTCCGAATGAGCTTCAGTACGATTGGGAGAGTCTTAGAACTCAAGTTTTGGAATATGGAGTACGGAACTCAACATTGTCCGCACAGATGCCTTCGGAGAGCAGTTCCGTTGTGTCAAACGCAACAAATGGAATTGAACCACCTAGAGGATACTTGTCCATTAAAAAATCAAAGAAAGGTCTTCTTAAGCAAATTGTTCCACAATATGGAACTTTAAAGAATGCATATACCCTACTTTGGGATATGACTTCTAACAAAGGTTATATCAACATTGTTGCTGTAATGCAAAAGTTCTTTGATCAGGCAATCTCTGGCAACTGGAGTTATAATCCACTCCATTACCCAGACAATGAAGTACCTGTATCTGTAATGGCACAGGATCTTTTGACCACGTACAAATATGGTTGGAAGACTTCATATTATCAGAATACATATGACTTCAAAACAGATGAAGTTGAAGAGACAAAAGAATCTCTTGACAGTTTAATTTCAGATTTAGAAAACGCAGAGGAGGACGACTGTGAGTCTTGTAAAATTTAAGACCAATAAAGAGGAGAGACCCGTGGTCGATTCTATGACCGTGTTCAATGCAGAAGAGGTAGACACTAAAAAGCAACCAATGTTCTTTGGAAAACCATTAGGTATTCAAAGATACGATTCTTACAAGTATCCAATTTTTGATAAGTTGACTACTCAGCAGTTAGGATATTTCTGGAGACCAGAGGAAGTTTCTCTCCAGAAGGACCGTGCTGATTATCAGACATTACGTCCAGAGCAAAAGCATATCTTTACTTCTAATTTGAAGTATCAGATTATGCTTGATTCGGTTCAGGGTCGTGGTCCTGGTATGGCATTTATCCCATATTGCTCTCTTCCTGAATTGGAAGCGTGTATGGAGGTCTGGGGATTCATGGAAATGATTCACAGTCGTTCATATACTCATATCATTAAGAACATCTATTCAGACCCTTCAGATGTGTTTGATCACATTCTGAATGATGATCGCATTGTAGAACGTGCAATGAGTGTGACTGAAGCATATAATGACTTTATCAATGCAGCACATCATTATGATAGTAGTAATGATTGGCAACACGCATTAGAAGGAGTTCCTTATGCACAACTTTCAAGATATGAACTCAAACGCAAACTCTTCAAAGCAGTTGCGAATGTTAATATTCTTGAAGGTATTCGCTTTTACGTATCATTTGCTTGCAGTTTTGCTTTTGGCGAACTCAAACTTATGGAAGGAAGTGCAAAGATCATCTCACTGATTGCCAGAGATGAGAATCAGCATCTTGCTATTACTCAGAATATTCTGAAGAAGTGGAGAGAAGGTGATGATCCTGATATGGCAAAAATCTTCAAAGAAGAAGAGCAGTGGTTGATTGAAACTTTTGAGAAAACTGTAAACGAAGAAAAACTTTGGGCAGAGTATTTGTTCAAAGATGGATCTATGATTGGTCTCAATGATAAACTGCTGCAGCAGTATGTTGAGTGGATTGCCAATCGTAGAATGAAATCAATTGGACTGAAACCAATCTATGACATACCCGCAAAGAATAACCCACTCCCCTGGACGGAACATTGGATTTCGTCGAAGGGTCTCCAAGTTGCTCCTCAGGAGACAGAAGTTGAATCCTACATCGTTGGAGGAATCAAACAAGACGTTACCGAAACCACCTTTGCCGGATTTAATCTCTAAATCATATCAGTCATATCGGGAGGCAGCTAAATCGGATGCCTTCCTTTTTGGTGATTATGATGGATATCAAGCATTTGAAAATTTAGAAAACGAATTAGACAATTAACGAATTTAGATATTAAATACTTTTATTATAAATATCTAAAAAAGTATTTGTATAAAATGAAATCATATAGTCAGTTTGTCACTGAATCCAACGAAGTATTTGTGACCCTAGCAGAACAAAATTATCAGGAACTTCTTGATAATGGATATACTCAAGAACAAATTTCTGAAGCGTATGATTACTATGAGAACCTTTTAGAAGAAGGTGTCATTACAGAAAATCCTATGGCAGCATTAGGCAAAGCTGGCGGAAGACTGATTCCTGGTCTTGGGACTGCCTTGTATGGTATGGACGCATATAATAGATTTAAAAAAGGTGATTGGGGTGGTGGATTAATTCAGGGAACTGGTGCAGCGTTGTCAGCTATTCCAGGTGTAGGTGGTCTTGCTTCAGCAATTCCTGCAGGACTCAACATCGCGACTGATGCTATGGGACTGACTGGTGATAAGAGTAAGGGACAACCAGGAGCTCCTAAAGCAGCACCTTCTGCAACAGCATCTAAACCGGGTGGTGGTTCACCTGCTCCTGTTAGATCTACAACATCTACAACGAAAAAGAAACCAAATAGTACTGTTTTAGCATTGAAAGGTGGTGTACAGGGTAGATTGGATAAAGCAACTGGTAAGTTTACTGCAGGAAACTTCAGTGATGCAGAGAAGTCAAGATACACTGCTGCTGGAGGTAAGATTCCATCAGCAAAACCAACACCTTCTGCACCAATAACAGGAAATAAAGCATCTAACTTCATGAGTTCGAGTGGAAGTAAGGCAGCTGCTGCTGTAGGTAAGGCATCTGCTGCTCCGGTTCCATCAAAATCAATAACAGGAAATAAAGCATCCAGCTTTATGAATCCAGGTGCAGGTAAAGCACTTGCTGCGTCACCCAAACCTCAAATGACTGCTACTGGTAATAAAACGTCAGATCTTGCTGCACTCAGAGCAAAGGCAAAGAACGATACTATGGCAAGAGCAAAGACACAAGTATCTACACCAAAGATGGTCGGAAGCGCAAGGATGTGATTTGATAAATACTATCATAATAGATAGTATTATTAGAAAAATGTCTAAGTCACATTACATCATTGACGATGTATACAACATTTATTCTTCTATTCATGAAGAAAGAGACTCTGAAACGATAGAAGAGATTGATAATTTTGCAGGAGATGTGTATGCAGCGATTGTAACATCGATGCTTCACGAAGGATATTCTGCATCAGGTATTTTAGGTTTTCTCTCAACAGCATCTGACGAAGAAATTCTTGAAAGGTTTGGTGACTTTAACGAAGATTTAATTACAGAGAGCACAATCTCTGAAGAATATGTTATTGAGCAAGTAGAACAACTCGATGAGATTGTTGGTGCTGCTCTGAGAGTTCTTGGTGGTGCCGCCAAAGCAGCAAAGTTTGCTAAAGGTGCTAAAGGACTTGCTCCTTTGAGTAGAATAGGTGCTGGACTTAAAGGTGCTGGACAAGCGATGTCTAGAGTCGCTAAACAGGGTCCTAAAGCAAGTTCGGTTGTCAGAGCAGGTATTTCTAAGGTTAGAGGTGCTGCATCTAAAGGACTTAGTGCATTGAAGTCCGGTGCCGCTAAAGTTGGTGGTGCCATCAAGACGGGCGCTGCTAAGGCAGCACCTATTGCTAAGAAGTTAATTCCTGGTGTGATTGGAGGAGCAATTGGTTATGGACTTGGTAAAATGGGTGGTGGAGGTAAATCTTCACCAGGACCTAGTACACCAGGACCTAGTACACCAGGACCTGGTAACAAAGCAACAACCACTGCTCCTGCTCCTGCAAAACCTGCTGCTCCTGCAGCACCTAAAAAAGATCGTATGGCAGGCGCTCCGAAAAAAGATCGTATGGCTGCTTTTGCTAAGGCAAATCCAAAACTTGCTGCACGTCAGGCAGAAAGGGATCGCACCAGAGGAACTAGTGCAACTACAAATCCTTTAATGAAGGATATGAAGGCAGGATTGCCTGCTCCAAAACCTAAGGCAACTGCCGCAAGCGATGCAGTAAAGTCTAGTGAGAAAAAACAATCAAGACTTGATAAAGCACTGTCAAGTGTTAAGACCGGCAGCAGTGCAGGTAAAGAAACCAAGAAAGAATCATATGATATCGTTCTTGATTATCTCCTCTCTGAAGGTCACGCAGAGTCCGTAGAAGAGGCGCATTACATTATGCTCCGCCTGGAAGAAGATCACATCCAAGAAATCATCTCTGAAGGTCCTCAAGCTTTCCCTTTTAAAAAGGTTGAAGATAAGATGGACAAGTTGCGTCCTGGTTCTCATGCCAAGAATATTGACCGAACGTCTACTAGATTCAACGCACTTGGTGCAGCGAGATCAGCAGCACAGCGTCGTGAAGGAGGGGTCTAAGACATTTCTTAACATTCTGAAGAGGGCCTTGACAGGTCCTCTTTTTTTATGTAGACTAGGTTTGTCCCGGTTAAAGATAAATAATAGCTCATAAGATACTATATCATGAGTTATGAGAATTCTTGGATATACAATAATGAACCTTTTGAGTCTGATGCTATTGGGAACTACTTTGGTTTTGTTTATTGTATTGCCAATAAGTCAAACCAACGACAATACATTGGGCGAAAGTATTTTTGGTCGTTCAGAACACCACCAGGAAAAAAGAGAAAAGTAAAACAAGAATCTGATTGGAAGAAGTATTATGGTTCTTGTCCTGAGTTGAAAGAAGATATAAAAAGATATGGCAAAGAGATCTTCAGTAGAGAAATACTAAGTCTTCACGAGAAAAAGGGAGATTGTAATTTTGAGGAAACAAAACAATTGTTCCTTAATAATGTATTATCTGAGTCTCTTGACAACGGATGTCCCGCATATTATAATAGTAATATTCTAGGACGCTATATGCGAAAAGATTATGGTAACTTTAGAGAAAACCTTAAGAAAGACTTGTGATTGGGCAATAGACCGAATGCATCAACTCTGTGAGGGTTCTAATAAAGATACTTTCCTTGATGCTGTAGAAGATGCTTCTGCTATTCATGAAGAATTTTATGAATGGTTAGATCCCAATAATCCTGAACAAAAAATTATTTCACTTGAATACATTGGAGACGATGAATGAAAAAAATCATTGCTAGTTTATTAGCATCCGCAGCATTAACTACGCCTGTTTTTGCAGATCCGCTTAAAGATCGTGAGTACTTCACTATGCATTCTATGGGTTGTATGTTACTCAGAGAGTGTACTGAAGATGTTGAACAAGTATTCAGTGTTAATGATGTTGCTAAGTATTATTCCAATAGTAACTATAATGTCATTGCTGATGAGTTTCATGGAATGCTCGTTGCTCTCGATCAGGTTGGAGTTAAAGTATTTTTAGCAGATGAGAAGTACTTTCCAGTAGGACATCGTGGTGTCTATCATACTGTGAGTAATAACTTCTTCCTCAATAAAGCATTCATGAGTCGTCCAAATGTACTGATGAGTGTTATGCGTCACGAAGGATGGCATGCTGCACAAGATTGTATGGCGGGAACCATTGATAATAGTTTGATTGCTATTATTAAACCTGAAGATGAAGTTCCTATGATCTGGCAAGAAATTGCTAGCAATACATATGCATCTCAACCCGGAGCAATTCCTTGGGAGAAAGAAGCATTCTGGGCAGGTAAGACTGCAGGTATGACTCAGGCAGCACTTGAGTCCTGTGCTCGTGGTACAATGTGGACTGACTATGAACCTACTCCTCTGACCCGTGAATATCTAGTTAAAGAAGGTTATATTACTAAATAATAACATCTTAAACAAGAAACCTGCCAAGAAGAGTTCTGTGAAACCTCTTGTGTTATAATGGTGAACTCTTTGTTGGATAAAGAATTTAAAAAATGTCTACTCTAACAAGAGACGTATTGATTAGAACCATTGTTGCCAATGAAATGAGAGAGCACGATGGTTCTGATTATACTCAAAAATTAAAAAACACGTATCACAAATGGGAACATCAATCAAGTGATGCCCTTTGTGAAAAATTTAACCAAATCGAACATACAAATATCACAGTTGACATTCTTAAACCATAAATATAAGAGCCATGCCTCTTTTCAATGTCAGAAGAAGTCAAAAAAGATGAACCTAAGAAAAAAGGTATTTTAGGAAAACTAAAGGAGGCAGCAGATGACAAGGAAGAGCAGCTTGCTATCCTTTCTACTTTTGTTAGGCTTGGCATCCTTGTTTGGAGTGGCGGAATACTCACGTTGGCATACATCAAACTTCCACCAGCACTTGGTATACCAGAGCAAAAACTAGATCCAACTTTTATTGCATCAGTATTTACTGGGGTGCTCGCTACTTTCGGCGTCCAAGCAGCAAAGAAAGCAGGAGAAGGTGGTGGATCTAATGGTGGCGGTATTACAAAAGACCAGATGGAAAGATTGATTGAAAAGGCAGCACAAACTGCACCTGCACAAACTATTCGTATTGAGCAGACACCGATTACTATTTCAACTACAAAACCTGAAAACTATAAGATGTGACCAACACTAATTGGCGTGAAGAATATAAGCAGTTTACAACTGACAAGAAAGAACTTGAACTCCTAAAGAACGGACCGAAGAGTCTGGCACAGTCATGGCATATGCAATCCATGTATTATAAATGGAAAAAGTGTAAATGAATTTATTATTACGTCCTCTCGACTATCCAAGTGATCCTGTATGGTCGGTAATTTTTCTGACATTCCTTGCTGCAGCATTAGCATTAGCATATATTGTATACATATTAAGAATATCATTTGCAGAGTTAGAAGATGGGAGCAATGACACCACCAAGCAGGAAGAGTTGTTACAACTTCCGAGTGATCGAGATAACAAAGGTTCTTGATGGAGACACTATAGATGTTCTTATCGATCTCGGATTTGATCTCTATAAAAAAGAAAGAGTTCGTATCGCTGGCGTCGATACTCCTGAAAAACGAACGAGAAACTTGGAAGAAAAGGCGCTCGGAATCGACGCAACCAACTGGCTTAAACATAAGTTGGAAGGTGCCATTAGTGGTGATGATGATCTCGTTATTCGCACAGAGCTTGTTGGCGGTGTGGGTAAGTACGGTCGCCTTCTCGGTTGGTTATACATTGGGGACGAATCAGTGTCACTTAATGAAGAAATGATCACTGAAGGATATGCTCACCCCTATGATGGTGGGACAAAGGATATGAACCTAGAAGCACTTCGTGAAATTAGAAGAGCACACGGCACGTTGGTAGATTGATGATGAGTGGTTTATTTGTATTTGGATTTATAACTTTATTAACTTATACGCTACATATTACGTGGCCTATAAAAAAAGGTAAAAATTAAAATGCAAAAACTAATTAACATTCTTGCTCTAACTTCTTTTGGTGTATCCTCGGTAATTGTCGGTGGTAGTGCTTATGTTTATGTAAATAAAGATGCTCTCATTGAGAGTGCTAAAGAAGCAGCAACCAAAGCAGCAACAGAAGCAGTTGCCGGAGCACTTCCTGGAATGTTGGATTCTGCTATGCCAGAACTTCCTGGTGCTACTGGTGGTGCCATTCCTTCTATTGGTGGTGCCTCTGGTGGTGGCATTCCAGGATTATGAATTATATAAAAACTGCTGCGATTACC